TGATGTAAGAGAAGTTCTACAAAAAAGTGTTCGTCATTATATAATAATAAAGAACACACACTTTTGGACGCCCCTCCCACCGCAGGGGCGTTTTTTTGGCCTGCTCTCTTATAAATAGTAATGATTAAAGAGGAGGTATTGTACAACCGAATTAGAGTTAGGCCTCCCGCTCTACGACGAGGAATAAAAGATGGCAAATAATGTAAAAGAATTAATGGATACCGATTGGCGTGTCCAGGCAAGTGCAACTCTACAAGCAGATACCAATGCATCTCCAGGACTTTTATTGATAGATATATCCACCTTAAATGCATGGGCTGCTGGTTCAAAGCTAGCTCTAGCTAAAGTATTTTGGTCACTAGGTACCGGGGTAGCTACATTAATGTGGAATGGTACTGGTGGTGGTGGAGCCACAACAGAGGATGCAATAGTTATGAATGGTGGTGGTAGTTATGGTTTTACTTCTGGACAACCTGCATTACTTTCATATGCAGTAGGTACTAATGCTGTTACTGGCGATTTAATGATTGTCAATTCATCTGCTATTACTGGTACTATCATAGTAGAATGTACTAAGTTCCAAAATAATCTGGGTATTGGCTGGGGAGGCTAATGGCTTTAAAACCTACTGTTCCACCGGCAGCGCCTTTATCTACTAGTACAGTAAGAACTGGTAAGGTGGGTGATACTACCATCAACCCAGATGCAAGGCAGCCTGAGGTTTTTGATTATTCACAGAGTAATCAATTTAGGATTAATATACCAATATTTCCATTAACAGAATGGTTTGTGGTTAGTTGCAACGTACCTGGTGTCACTATGGGCCAGGGCGTTGTACCTACTCCACTATTAGATATTCCTTTTATTGGTGATAAACTTACCTATGACCAATTCAACATGACGTTTCTTGTTGATGAAAAATTGAAGAACTATATTGAACTGCATGATTGGTTGGTTAATATGGCAGCCCCTCAAAAGTCATCACAGTTTGGAGCTCGAACTAGTGACTATGTGGTACGTCCTAGTCAGCCTACTAAATTTTATAGAGATGGTAAAGAAGTAACAGGCTCTACATCCGATAGAGATTTATACTGTGATATAGAGCTGTATATTTTAAGTTCTAAAAATAACCCTGTTGCTAAGATTACTATGCAAGAGGCTTTTCCTGTTACTATCAGCGCATTAGATTATACCCAGCAAGATGCGGATATTGCTTATGTACAGTGTAACGTATCATTTGCTTTTATGCTTTATACAATCGAAGCTGTATAAATAATTCTGAGGGAGTAGTTAAGATAATCGGATTAAGTATGTAATCTTCCAACAATTTTTGACGGAAGTATAGTTAGGGTAATATAGGTAAGGGTTGGTTATCCTCTGGCTACTTTCTCACCTTATATTATGGAGTGAATATGGATTTAAGTGAGTTGCAAAAAGAAGTGGATCGTGATATAAAGATTGACGATACCGAATTAGATATCGAAAGTATCCGTACACCACAATTACACAATAAGTATCTAAAACATTATACAAAGTATTCTTTACAATTAAGAAAAGTGCGAGATGACTATAAGTACTTGCATAGAGTGAAGTGGGAATACTATACAGGCAAAGCTGATCCTTCTGTCTATCAAGCAGAGCCTTTTGATTTGAAGATATTGAAATCAGATGTAGGCATCTATCTAGATGCTGATAAAGATTTACAGGAGTTGGGTCAAAAAGAGGCCTACTTGGAGACAGTAGTAAATTATCTTGAGAAAATATTAAGGGAGATCACAAATCGTAATTGGACAATTCGCAACACTATTGAGTGGAAGAAGTTTCTACATGGTGAGTGATGGACGTTACCCTTACAAAATTTAATGAAGTATATCTCCGTATCAAATGTGAACCGTCAGTTGCAAGAGAACTTTCGGAATTTTTCACCTTTGAAGTTCCGAATGCTAAGTTTATGCCGTCAGTCCGAAATAGATTATGGGACGGCAAAATCAGATTATTCAGCCCGGGTACTGGTAAAATCTATCTTGGATTACTACCTTATGTACGAAGATTTCTTGCGGAGCAGGGGCATAAAATCCAATATGATAGCTCACTTATACCTCCCCAAAAATTTGACAAGAAGATTACCACCAAGTTTGTACGCTCGTTGGAGAAAGGAAAACTCCGAGCGAGAAACTATCAGATAGATGCAATCCATAATATACTTACTAATGATCGGGGGCTTATTCTTAGTCCTACTGGGTCTGGCAAGTCTTTTATCATATACGCTCTAGTACGGTATTATCTTAAAATATTAAATGATAAGAAAATTCTTCTTATTGTTCCTACTACTAATCTTGTTGAGCAAATGTATAATGATTTTGCAGACTATGGATGGTTCCCAGACGAACACTGCCACAAACTCTATGCAGGATCAGATAAGAACACATCTAGAGAAGTGGTCATCTCCACCTGGCAGTCTATATACAAATTAGATCAAAGATACTTTAGTCAATTTGGTGCTGTTTTTGTAGATGAATGTCACTTAGCTAAGGCCAAATCCTTAACAGGTATAATGACAAAGTTACATGATTGTCAATACCGTATTGGTACTACAGGCACATTAGATGGGTCTGAAATTCATCAGTTAGTCTTAGAAGGTCTATTTGCTAAGCACAAAGAAGTTACTACTACAGCTAAATTAGTAAAACAAAAATACTTATCTAATTTAAATATCCGGTGTTTAGTTTTAAATCATGTGAAGTCTAATAGAAGGCAACAAACTTATCAAGAGGAAATGGATTATCTTTCTAAATCACCAGCTAGAAATAATTTTATTTGTAAGTTAGCTATCTCTCAAGATGGTAACACTTTAATATTAGCGCAGTATATAAACCAACTACAAACTCTTACTTTAGCTTTAAAAGAACATACGAAAGATCGGAAAATATTTTTTGTATATGGGGCTACTGAAGCCACCGAGCGAGATAATATTAGAGGTATTGTTGAAAAGGAAAATGATGCTATCATTGTAGCCTCGTATGGTGTATTCTCTATGGGTATCAACATCAAAAGATTACATAATATTATCTTTGCAAGCCCATATAAATCTCAAATAAAAGTACTACAGTCTATTGGTAGAGGATTACGTTTAACTGAAGATAAAACAGAATGTAATTTATTTGACATTGCTGACGATATGAGTTATAATAATAAAAGAAACTATACTCTTAAACATTTTGAGGAGAGAATAAGCATCTATTCTCAACAAGAATTTAGTTATGAGATCCTACCAATAAAACTTAAATCATAAATAGTAATATGGAAAGTACAGCTTATAAATCAGGATATCCATTTAAAGTTCTTAAAATGATGAATGGGGAGGACGTGCTATGTAAAGTCCTTGAAGAATATAAAGATGCTCTAGTAGTAGAATATCCCATGTCTGTTGTTAAGAATCAAATAATGGAATCTAATGATCATATTGTAGAACATACTGGCCTGCAGCGCTGGATGAACTTTACACATGATAAGTCCTTTTTAATTCTAAAAGAAAAGATACTATCGTTAGGTGATTTGGCTCCTGAAGTGACGCTGTATTACAAACATATATGTAAAAGAATCTCAGTAGAAGAAACTCATGCACCTTCTACTGAAGAAGAAGCCGAAATGAAGATGCGGGATAATATGGAACAACTGGTAGATGCAATATCTAATTCCAATGGTACCTTACAGGAATCTGATCTTCCTTCTGATCTTGTTCCAAGAGATAAATCTAAACTTCATTAATGGAGCAACACAGCTAATTATACACACTAGTCCAGTATGTGTCAAGGCCTTTTTATAAAAGATATTGAAAACTATTATTTGTGATATTGATGGTACTCTAACAGAGTACACCGGTAGAGGACATTTAGGAATAGTTAGTGAAGAACACAAGCTATTGCCGGGTGTCCTGGAGCGTATGCGTCGATGGGAGATGAAAGGCCATCGGATTATCCTTATTACTGGTAGACGGGAATCTGTAAGGGAAAGAACAGAATCAGAGCTACGTCGGTTGGGAGTACCCTTTGATATGCTGTTGATGGGCTATGCTGATAGTGGTAGAATATTGATAAATGATATCAGTCCTCATGTAGGTCAAAAAGCTCATACTATAAATGTACCTAGAGATGCTGGTTGGAATGATGTAGATTGGAGTGAAGCTGGATTAGATTAATGCTTGACAACTCACTTTAAGTATGATATTATTAATAATGTCTTAAAAATATAAAGAAGGCATTAATTATGAAGAAGTATATATATTTGGCAGGACCTATTGCAGGTTGTACGGAAGAAGAAGCCACAAGTTGGCGAGATTATGTGGTCAGTATGTTGCCCTATGGTGTTATAGGTATTTCCCCACTGAGATGTGAACCCGTTAAGGAAGGAATGACATATACAGATGTAGGCGCTACAGATAAAATGTGGTCAGATCCTCGTGCAATTGCAACAAAGAATTGGTTAGATACTGAATCTTGTGATTTGGTTTTAGCATATTTACCTAAAGAACTAAATGATAGACGACCATCATATGGTACTATTATTGAAATCGGTTGGGCTATTGGTTTGAGAAAACCATTGATAGTTGTATCTGATGACAAGTACTTGATGGATCATCCTCTTATTAAACATAATGCCTCATGGCGTTTAGATGGTTTAGAAGATGCGTGTGAAGTTATTATTGGTTTGTTTAGTGATTATGTTGGCCCAGTTCAACATTAAGTCCTCCGTAAGGAGAGCCCATGGCTACGGAAAAGAAAAAGAAAGTTCACTATGTTGATAATAAAAAATTTCTAGCAGCAATAGTAGAAAGAAAGGAGCACTTAAAGGAGGCGGAAGAGGCTGATGAGCCAAAGCCGCAGATTAGTAATTATTTGGGAGAGTGTATTCTAAAGATTGCTAATCACCTGTCGTATAGACCAAACTTTATTAACTATAC